TCAATGTTGCTCCTCCTTAGCTGCGACGCTCATGCCGCGTCCGCCTTTCGCCCGCGCGCCACGGTCCGCCGCGGTCCGATCCGCTCGACATCGCCGCGCTGCGCAGGGCGGGGAACTCCCTCGCAATCGCTGCAGATGCTCAGCCGCGAATAATGCGCGCCTGTGTACAAGCGAATGAATCCGAGGTATCCGCACTTGCAGCAGGCGCCGATGCGTTCATAGCCTGGCGGGTGGATCGGATTCTGGGAGGACGCGGTCGCCTCGTATGCCCGATCGAGCATCGCCTCGATGCGCGCGCTGGCGATGCGGTCGCTTCGCCGAGGCGAGCTCGACGTGCCGCGCTGACCCCTCAATGTTGCTCCTCCTTGGGCGCGATCAGCCCTTGCTTGAAGTCGTCGATGAGCTTGCCGATCGGGCAACCCGGGTTGTGTACGGTCGCGCCTCCCATCAGGTATGCGCCGCACGCTCCGCAGTGCGTTGGCAGCTGGAAGTTCGGTCTCGTCTCCCTTCGAGGAGGTACCTCATGGCGACGAAAGTCGCTCACAGCAGCATCCTCAGCGGGAACGCAACCACCTCCGGCTTTGGCGCGTGGACCTCCCGCAGCTCCGCCTCGAGCTCGCTGGCGTTGGCCTCAATTGCGACTGCGATGCGCGTGACGAGGACCTGAACCTCGACACCGCGCTCCGTGCGCCCGATCCAGACGCGGCCCGGTACGCCGTTTACTTCGGTCATCGAGGTGCTCTTGATCGTCATCTGCATCGACCCGCTCCTTTTCACGCCCCCGCTTTCGCGACAGGCTTGCCCGTCGCGTCATAAGACACGCGGCGCGGCTCGCGCAGCCAGTCTTCGAGGTCCGCGACGTGCTCGAAGAGGAATACATCGTTCGTCCGAAGATCGATGTTCGTGGTCGGGTCTACGACGCGGCCCGAGCCGTCGCCCCACAGGCACAGCATCAGATCCATTCCGAGCCGCTCCTCCGCACTCACCAGCGCGCGAACGATTCCCTCGGCAGTCATGGTCATGCGCGGCCCTCCGCAGCCGCTCCGCCCGCGTCCCGCTCCCTGGCGAGGGCCTGTATGCGCTTCGCGTTCGCGCCTCGCGGGCCTCGCGCGCGGTTGCGGTACGCGTCGAATGCGGCGGCCCGAAACGCCTGCTGCGCGGCCGTCTCGAATGGCAGAGCCTGGGGTAAGAGCGCGTTGCGCAGCGCGGCGATCTTCCCGCGTTCGCGCGTCCACTGCTCTTTGGGATGACACCGCGCCGACGCTTCGCTAACGAGTGCCCGTGCAGTCGCCACGTCGGCGCCGGCCGCGGCAGGCACGTCGCGGTCTTCCCACACGCGCCAGATCATGCAGCGCACGAGCCGAGGCGGCCGGCTGCGATCGCGCGCCGACTCGTTGAGCCTTAGCCCGCACGTTTCACAGCGAACCGCAGCGTGTGTGTCGTCCATCGGATCAATCCACACGCGGACGTCATGGTTCGCGTGCGCCTGCCAGCGCGTATCGAGCTGCTTCGGAAAGCCAAAGACGATCGCGTATCTGTTGCCATCGAAGAGAAACTTCACTGTTGCCTCCTGGAATTGCGGACCTGAGCGCTCGCGCGATCGATGTGCTTGAGCAACTCGCCGAAGAACTCGCGCGCAACACGCTCGGGACAGTTCGTCGCGATGGCTCTTTTCACCATCGCCTCAAGGTCGCTGGCGAATATCGCAGGCGAGCACAGGTCGCAGGCGCCCCATGCGCCTTTCTCCGCGCGGATTGTCACCGGGCGCGCTTCGTTGTCGACGGTTTCGACTTTGAACTCCGGATACTGAAACACCGTCAGCTCGGCTGAACTGCGCCCGCATGTATCGCACTCGAATGGCGGCCCCGCGATCGCGGATGCAATCTGTTCGGCGATTCGGGGGTCGCGTTTCTCCTGCTCGCGCACAAAGTCGCTCTTGAACGTGCGCGCCGGGTCGATCCCGCCGATAGCGCCGATGACCATCGTGCAGGGCGTGCAGATGATGCCGACGCGCGAGAAAGACCCGCTCGCTTTGTACTCCGCGTATTGGCGCGCGCCGTCCGGCGTGATCATCACGCGCTGGCCGCACACTTCACAGGGGAACATCTGCCAGTCGGGCGGAGGCGTCTCGCCTTTCTCGCGGAAGTTGTCGAGCGAGCGGCCGGTGATCATGAGAGGCGATTTCATTTCTCGCGTTCTCCGAAAGGAAATTTGGCGAACCGCGCGAAGTCGATCGCGACCCCGCTCCCATGGAATTCGCAGTCCTCAAGAATCGGAAGGCGGCCGTCGATCTCGAGCCTGCAGGGCGCATAACTATCGGTGATCAGCGCGCACTGGTTGCCGCCAGAGCCCATCAGCGCGGCGGCCGAGGGTATCGCGTGCATGCCGTAGAACGGGCACTGCCGCGGCCAGCGCACCTGAATCTGGTTTGGCTGAACGCGCGTCATCAGAGACTCCTCGCTTTCTGCTTCACCTCGTCGACGAGCTCCTGCGCAAACGCCTTGTCCGCCCGTTTCGGCGGCCGGGCCCGGCTCCAACGCTCACGCGCCTCCGCGATCGCCTCGCGCGAATAGCCCCGCCGGCGATTGAGTGCGACCGTGACGAACCACTCGGGCGACTCCTTCGGCTTCGGGCGCGAACGGAGAGAGCGCAGCTCGGCAATGAAGCACTCGACCTCCTCGGTGCTGGGCAGCGCAGCGCAGAGGCGCGCGCATACGTAATCGTCGGGCTCTTTCGCATTCAGGTTCGACCGCCGCATATAACCATGCATCCACTCGCGGGCGTGGTCAAGACGGGTTCGATCGAAGTTTTCGGGTTTTGCTCTGAGGACAGATTCGATCGATTCAATCGAAGAATCGATATTCGAATTCGATGCGCCCGCGCCCGCGCGTTCCTTATTGGCTAGTGGGTCCCCAACGGACCCAGTGGAGTCCGCTAGTGGGTCCCCAACGGTCCCACCCTGGGTCCCCAAAGGTCCCACTACGGTTTCGGCTAGTGGGTCCCCAACGGTCCCACCCTGGGTCCCCAAAGGTCCCACTACGGTTTCGGCTAGTGGGTCCCCAACGGTCCCACTAACTTCCATGAGGGCGACCTCAAGGTAGCTCAGGTGGTGGCAATCGGGTTGCGTCCCGCTGCCTTCGCGAGTCCGCATCAACCCTCGTTGCCGGAGTCCCTCCAGTGCCTTTCGGAGGTGGGCTCTCCCTTTTGTCCTCAACTGGTTTGACAGGGTTCGATGACTCACTTCGACGTCGAGGCTGCCATTCTCGAGCGCCATCCTCGTCAACTTGACCAGCGCTCGGAACTCGCCTTCCTTGAGGGTTGGCGCGATCGCGTCGATGTGTTTCAGCGCGTTGAAATAGGGGTTTGACGCACCCTCGGGCAACAATCTTCCCTTGAAATGAACGTGGAAGGTACGTCAGAATGTTAGTGGGCACCCCAGCTCTGCTGGGCCTTCCGGTGTGCCGTTGCGTGGCATCGTCGCGCGTGCCTGCCAAGACGTTCGCGGCGCTGCCAGAAGGTAAACCGGGGGGTCCTCGGCCTGCAGCGCGGCCAGCATGATAATAGTTCCTTATACGGGCTAAATTCTCCTTCATTCCCCGCATATTATACTGTTGCACTCCATTTGTCGAGAGTATTAGAATGCGTCTGTCGCGAATTTCCGGCGCGGGTCGTGTTTATTGGCAAGGTACGAGTGCGAGCAGCTGTCGCTGTTCGATTTTGGAGGTGTCGATTTGGTAGCTCTTCGCGAGACGCGTGATCGTCTGACGCAGATCACGAGCGCGCCTCTGACGGTACGGGGATATGCCTCGGACTGGCGCGTCTTCGAGCGCTGGTGTATCCGCACCGGCAAACATTCTTTGCCCGCTGAGCCCGACACATTGAGCCTCTACGTGACGTGGCTGCTCACCGAGCTGGGCCGTAAGCTCTCGACGGCCGAGCGGCATGTCTCCGCGATCGCTCACCATCACCGCCGGAGCAAATATCCTTCGCCCGTCACTCCTGACGTGCGGCAGGTCCTCAACGCCGTGCGCCGCGAACGCAAAGAGAAGCCGCAGGGCAAAAAGGCTCTCTCGGTTCGCGATCTGGTCAAAGTAGTGAGCGCGTGCAACCCGGAAACCAACATGGGTTCGCGTGACCGCGCCCTGATCGTGCTCGGCTTTGCAACGTCGCTCCGGCGCAGCGAGCTTGCGCGTCTCGAGCTCGCCGATCTGACGTTCCACGAGCAGGGTCTATCCGTATTCGTGCCCTCGTCGAAGACAGACCAGAACGGGAAAGGCCGCTTTCTCGCGGTATGGCCGGGGCGGCGCGCCTCGACCGACCCGGTCAGGGTTCTCCGGCACTGGATTGATAAGCGCGGCAAGTGGGCCGGCCCGTTGATCACGCGGATCACGAGGCGCGGTGACATCGTGATGCGTTCGTCGATCACGGGCGAAGCGATTAACGAGATCGTCAAGCGAGTGGTGGCCCGCGCTGGCCTCGACCCGAAACCGTACGGAGCGCATTCCCTGCGCGCCGGCGCAGTCACGGCATGCGCGGAGCTGGGCCGAAGCGATCAGGAGATCATGAATTTCTCCGGTCACGAAAGCGCCAAGGTGATGCGGATGTATGTGCGCCCCGCGCGGCTGTTCTCCGGCCGCAACCCGCTGGCAGGGGCTTTATGAATTGCGGAGATTGCATGGCAGGGCCTTCCGTTCTTTCCTCAAAAAATGACGGGCACCCTCCTTTCTCAAGTATGCCCATGGGAACTCCGCTCTCCGCCCGCGGCCGCGCTGTGAACACGGCCGCGGCGGAGAAACTGGCGGGTGCACTGTGAGCGATCCGGTGACCGCGCTGAGGGACGCCGCTGTCGCGCGCATTACATCCCGCGCCGCAACCATCGCCATGCTAACCACTCAGATTGATGCGCGCGCCGGGCTCCGCCGCCATAAGAACAGTTTGGCCGTCAGGTACGAACAGATACGCGCAAGACTCCAGGGCGAACAAGAGCGCGACGAGGAATTGCTCGCCGAACTGAATGGCCTTCTGACCCGCTTCGAAGCGGACCAGGCGGGTGCGCTGTGATCGGGCTGCTGTTCGAAGACGAGAGGACGCGCGTTGAGCTTTATGACAGGCCGCCGTGCGTCTCGATCCTGCCGCGTCCGCTGCACGACCCGGCGCGGGCTGCGGAGCTGAAAGAGCTGTTTCCTATTGCAGACGGCTGGTTCCATTCCACGTATGCAGTGGGCTTCAATGACCGGAAGCTTAGTGCCGTGCGCGAGCGTGGCGAGGCCGCGGCGAAGAAGCTCGCGGGGGCGCTGTGACCATCGATCTCAATCAACTCGCCGGGCTGAGGTATCAGCAGGAGGCGAAGATCGCTCGCCTCGAAGCTGAGTTGGCAGTGGCACGCTGCGAACTCGAAAGCCTTGAAACTGCTGTCCGGTTGTTGCAGGCCGCGCAGCCGCTCGCGGGTGCGCGGTTGAAACGGCTCTCGGTCCACGAAGCATATGAACGCGCCCTCGAAGCGAGCTCACTCTCTTACCGCGAGGCGTACAAGCGCCTCGTCGATGCCGGCGCGATCATGCTCGCCGAGCCTGCCAAGGCAGAGTATCTCGTGGCGGGCGCCTGGCCGACCCGCAACCCGGGAACGCGTCGCGAGCGCTGCTTCCGCTGCAGCGCATACGTAACGGTCTCGCCGTCCTCTGGGATCCCCGCGCTGGCGGAGAACCCAAGTCTGAAGATCATCTGCTTCGAGTGCGCGCAGAAGATCGCGGCCGAGGAGCTCGCGCCGTGAATGTGAAACCGCAGCCCCCGACGCCCGCGGACGCGCTCACTCATCAACTCATCACCTACCTGAGCATCACGGGCCATCACGTTAACCACTGCGAGGCCGTGGAGATCGCGCAGATAGTCGCCGAGAACATGCCGGCGACCGCGATGCCTGTCGGCGAGTTCAGGAAGATGACGATCTTTGAGCACCTCCTCGAGCGCCTGATGCCATCGCGCAAGCGCCGGCGCGAGCAGGAGGTTGAAGCCGGGATCCGCGAGCTTATGCAGGATCCGAAGGCCGCCTGCGTAATCGACGGGCGCCTGGTCGATCCGCAGCTCGCCCACGAGTTTATGAAGGCCGCGAAGGAGGCAGCACCCGGCAATGAGCCAACGGAAAAAATCGACCGTTCCCGTCCCTAAGAGCGAATGGGGCCCTGGCGACTGGCAGAACGAACCCGACCGCGTCGACTTCGTGCACGCCGGCCTCGCGTGTCTGCTGTTGCGCCATTTCAACCACGGTTACTGGTGCGGTTACGTGGGGATCCCGCCCGAGCATCCGCTTTACGGGAAGCTCTGGACCGAGACTCCGGAGATCCGCGATCTCGACGTGCACATGGGCGTGAACTACTCGGCCGCCTGCGAGGGCGAGATCTGCCACACGCCGGCGCCCGGCATGCCGCACCAGGTCTGGTGGCTCGGCGCCGACTTCGGTCACGCCTTCGACCGCGCGCCCGGGAGCGACGCGAACTTCCGCGAGCTGCTCAGATGCCGCGCCGGCGACGACTCGATCATCGAACAGCGTCACGAATGGGAGACGTACAGAAACGTTGCCTATGTCCGTCACGAGATCGAGAAGCTCGCCAGGCAGCTCGCCGCGTTGATGAAGTGACTATGCCAAAATCGGAGTGATCAACGCGCTCGACCCGCGTCGTGGTCTGCGCGAAAGCCCGTCGGACGTTGCCGCCAAGTGCTTTGGAGCAGGTGACGAGGCGGGCTTTCGTGCGTTGGAACGCGTACAATCGGCCCATGACACCAAAAGCCGCAGCAGAAGATAACGACCGCCCCGAGACCCAGCAATCCGAGCGCGCGGACCCGCACGCAACAGGGGCCGCCGGCGCCGCGACTGGGCTGAACCCATCAGGCGCAGGCCTCGCGGGCCAGGCAGGCAACGCGAAGGCGGACCCGACCGCGAAGCAGAATACGGCGACGATTCGCAAGCCAGCAATGTGCTCGCTCGTAGTCTTCCGCGACATCGCGCAGGATACGAATTCCTGGCCGGCGATCGTGCAGCGCGCGAATGCCGACGGCTCGCTCGACCTGGCCGTTCTCCGCGGCACAACGCTCGCGCAACACCGCGGCGTGACCGAGGGGACCTCGCCGGGAATGTGGACCTGGCCCAGCGTTTAACGTGAAACCGCTCGCCGTCGACGCGGCGAGGTTCCAGCCCATAAAATGATTCGCATGGCCCGATGCCGGGCCGTGGCGTGCGCGGGCGTTGACGAGGGTTCGCAATCAGCGTTGTCGCTGCTTTGAGAAGAGAAGGCTACCCTCCGAGCTCGCGTGCGCTGCGGTCCGGCCGGACCTGTTTTCGCCCCCCCGAAGGGCGTAGGATTCTGTGGACGCGAGGGGCGCGCCGGCGTCCAGGTTGATTATAATCAAGCAACCCGCAAATGAATGAAAACACAGGTTTTGCGCGTCCATCCGTACGGAAACCATTTCCTTGTCGCACAGCAAAATGGCGCACGCAAGTGGCGACGTTTCAACGCCGATTTCGAGCGGTTTTGGAGGGCTTTCCGTACAGTCTGCGTCTCGCTTCGCGTTCGAGCGCGTCGAGCTGTTGATTCAGCCAGTTCATTTCGCTGACGAGCTTGGCATCGGGCCAGCTCGGGAGATCCTTGATCAGGCGCGGAAACGAGATGTTCTGTCGGACGGAGTACTTCGCCTGCTCGGAGACGCACAGCTTGCAGAGGGTCTGCACTGGCACGCCACGCCTGCTGTTCTTCGCCATCTGGTCAGCGGTCTTGCCAGGACCGCAGCGGGTGCAGTTCATCCCGCTCATTATGTCCGCATCGCGTCCGCAACGGTAGTCGCCGGCACGCCGAGCGCGCGGGCGATCGCGCGCACGCTCTTCCCCTCGGCCCGCATGCGCAGAGCTTCGTCGCGCCGGAAGATCCGCTTCGGCCGGCCGCAGTGCTTCCCCTGTCGCTGTGCCTCCGCCACGCCGGCGCGCACGCGCTCGACGATCAGGTTGCGTTCGAACTCCGCGAAGGCGCCGAAAATCTGCATGAAGAACCGGCCGGCCGCGTTCTGCTTGTCGGTGTCGATCCCCTGCGTAACGGCGATGAAACGGATCCCGAGCGTGTCGAGCGTGGTCACGTTCTCCATGAGCTGAGAGAGCGATCGCGCGAAACGATCGAGCTTCCACACGAGGACCACATCGAACTTGCGCAGCCGCGCGTCGGCCATCAGCCGCTCGAGGACCGGGCGCCTCTTCACACTGGATTGCTTCTCGGGGTACTCGAGGAGGTGCCAGCCGGCGCGCTCGACATAGCCGCGCAACTCGGTTAGCTGCATGTCGTGCTTCTGGTCCTGAGTGCTGACCCTAACGTAAACCGCCGCGGTGATGATCCGCCGCGGCGAGTTCAGCTTGTATTCGACTGGAATGGTGACGACGTCACCAGGTTGCATGCTCACACTCTTCTAGTCGGCAATCAGCGAAGGGTGAGGATTGCGATCGCGGCAGCGATGGCGCCGAGCGGCGCGCCGATCGCGAAGCCGAGGACCCTAATTTGCCAATGCGATGCGAGCTTCATACGATTCACCCGCTTTCTGCCACTCGAGCCGGCCGAAGACTCCCTCTGCAATCGAGCGGGCGTCCTCGAGCCGGTTCCAGCCCTCGTCGCTGGTGATGTCCGCGGCGAAATTGCCCGAGCCCAAGATCGCGATGCGCCACTCCCTCTTGTGCCTTTTGATGAGCAGGACCCTTATCACCATGGCCGCCACTCCTCGCGCTCGGGACCGTACGCGTCCGCGTCCCACCACTCGGGCAGATCGTCTTCGTCTTCCTCGCGGTCATCGTCGTAACGCGAATCGTAGGCGTATTCCCAACTCATCGCCCCCCCTGTTCGTTGATGAAGAGCGTGGCCGCCATGCAGCGAATCGACTCTTCGGAAAAGTGAATCTCGGCGCCGCGCGAGGCCGCGTAGTTCTGTGCTTCGAGCGCGCAATCGACCGCGCACATCAGCGCAGCGAGGAGCTTCGCATGTGCCGTGGTGATCTCGCGGAGTTGCTCTGCCTGGTCGACCTGCCGCGGCGAGATGAAGGCGGCCGGACCGTGCTGGCGAGCAAGCTCGACCGACTGCGCGAGCTTGGCCTCGAGGTTCGGACCGTACGTCGAGCCCGACGGCGCCGGCCGCCGCGGCCCCCGAGGCGCAGAGACGGGCGCAGGAGGCTCGTCGTCGGCCAGGCCAGGCTCGTCTGCCGGCTCGATCTTCAGGAACGACGATCGGCCGTGCTTGATCTTCGTGACGGTGATGAAGTCCTCGCCCGGCCGGATCCGGTACTTGCGCATCGCCTCTTCGAGCGCGCTGGCCTCGTCGCCATCGACAAACGCCTTGCGGCCGTCGACGGCCGTGAACATGAACCGCGGGCCGTAGAGCCCGCTCACCGCTCTGCCCTGTGCTGCTTTCGGGCAGAACTGAACCGGAACGTTCTCGTTGAATTTGATGGTGTTGTCCGACGCTGGGGTCATCGGGTTTCCTCCTTTGCTCCTTCGAATGGGTAGGCTGCAGAATCGCGCCACGCGCGCGAAGCGTCGCGGCTCACCAGGTGGGAAACCGCATCACACAAAAACTGCCACTCGTCTGTTGTGGGCGCCGTCGACCGCCGCGCCGTGAGAAGAATTGTAAGCCAATCGAAGGGCATCTATGCGGCCCTCCTTTCGCGGCGCGCGCGGTAGAGCGCGCTCCGGAGCTTCGCCTCGCGGTCGATCATCGCCTCCGCGATGTTTTCCACGTGCTCGTCCGAGCAGGCTTCGAGCTTGAACTGCAGGGGCGTCGCGCAGCCCGTGCAAATCGAGTTGTCGCAGTGCGCCGCGCCGCACCATACGAGCGAAACCTCACGCTCGGTCTTGTGGCAGACGTGGCAGGTCGGCTTTCCCGCGTCGCGCGTTTCGTACCAGGCGTCGCGGGCGATCTCGTTTGGGGTGTTCATCCCTTTCCTCCGTGTAAGCCATAAGCCGCTTACATGACCATTAATGCCATGGGTCGGTACTAGATGCAAGTGGTTTGACGCGCTTATTTTTAGCGGCTTATGGTATAACGTAGCGATGGCGCGAAAAAAGCCGGCGCCGCCCCCGGCCGTCTCCGAGTACCTGCGTGAGATCGGCCGTAAAGGCGGGAAAGCTCAAACGAAGACGAAGGGATTTGGGTCGATGACCCCGGAGAGGCGCGCCGAAATCGCGGCTGCAGCCGCAAAGGCGCGGTGGGGGAAAGGAAAGACGGTGCGGAGCGCGAAGGTGACGAAGAAGAAGGACGCGTCCAGGTGACAGCCACGCAGGGTTGGATCGTGATCGTCCTGCTGGTTGGAATTCTGGTCGTTCTGTCGTCGAGGTTGCGGTGAAGGGAACGGAGGGAGTGAAATGCTGAAACGCGCGTGGATGCTGGTGGCAGTGTTGTGGGCGGCCTGCGAGCTGGGCGCACAGCTGGCGTCCGGCCGCCCGGTAAGCGGAAAGATCTGGGGGATCGCGCTCGCGCCCCTGGCCCTCTGGTTCGTGCTCGGGGGCGCCGGCCGGTTCATCGTGACCGGTTCGTTCACGAAGCCGAAATGCAGGCTCTATCGGCCCTGAACGCTCGCGTTGGCCACGCCTTGCGCCACAGGCGTCAGGGACGGCGCCGCCGCGCGAACCCGCGGCGCGACCTTCGACATGGCCACCATCAATTCGCCCATCAGCCGCGGTGAGGCAGCGACGATCGACGTGGCAGCCAAGGGACTGAGGTAGCCATGGGCGAGGGCGCCGAGGATGCCCACGCCGGTATCGAGCACGGGCGCGAGGCCCTGCGGACCGCCTTTGTTCAGCGCGGCGCCGGCGAGCTGGCCCTTGAGGTCCGCATTCGTGTACTGCGCGAGCGAATCGGTGAGGGCGCGGCGATAATCGCTGTTCTGCCGGACCACGGTCGAGAGCTTCCGCAGGGCCGTGCCTGGGTTCTTCGAGATGGACAGCTCATTGTTCACCAGGTCGAGCAGGTGGCTCGCGTCCTCGTAATCCTTCGTCATCGCCGTATAGCCCGGCACGTTCTGCTGCAGGAGGTCGGTTGTGGCAGAGCGCGCTTTCGCGATGAACGCGCTGGCCTGGCTGTCGTCCGACCACATCGCTCCGATTCTGCGCTTCAGAGTATCGACGCCTGCCGGCGTGAGGTCGTCGGGCTTTGAGCCCCAGCTGGCGAGGTCGTTGACGATGCTCTTGACCGCATTCTGCGCCTTCGGATCCGTAATCGTCGAGCGGGAGAAATCGAGCTTCGGCGCGGCTGCCGCCTGAGCCGGCAAACCCGTGACGGCCGGCTGTGCCTGGCCCGCCGCGTTCACGATTGGCGATGCCGGCGGAGGCGCGGCCGCGGGCGGAGGAGTGATCTCGACTCCGAAGTCGTCCAGCATCTTCGACACCGTCGCTTTCACGGGCGTCACATCGAGCTTCAGATTCTGCGGAAGCTGCTGGAAGGCCGTCTGATATTTGGCGGCCCGATCGGCTTTGACGTTCTCCACCGCTTCGCGGAAGTTGCCGAGAATATCGTTTTCGTTGATAGAGCCGCGCATCGCCTTCACCAGGTCCGCGCTCGGCGTGCCTGCAGCCTCTTCCATAGCGGGGGCGCCGGCGCCCGTGGTTCGCCCCAGAACCGCTGCGGCCGTCTTGGTGGCCACAGGCGCCGCGGCCTCAAGCACGCGGCCCACGAGCGGCCCCGCGGCGCCCAGCGCTGCCCCTTCAGCCACGGCGGCCGGCTTGCCGCCACTGTCGATCGCCGAAACGCCGGCGCCAACGCCGGCCTGCGCTGCGGTCCTGCCCAGCAGGCTAAGGCCCTGCGATGCTTTTTCCACCTCGCCTGCAGGGATCGCGAATTCCGCCACGTTCTCCGCGAACTTGCCGGCCTTCGCGGCGCCGCTCGTCGGTGTGTACTGCTTGATTGCGTCGTGCACGACGGACGAGTCGGGCAGCAGCTTGTTGAGGCCCGGGATCTTGCGAATCAGGTCGTAAGCGTTCACGACGTGATCAGCCGCGGTACCCACAACGCCGTTCGCGAAATCGTTGACGTGCTGCGCAGCCGAGTTCACCACGCCCGCGGCAGCCGAGTGGTCGTTCGTGCTCTCCCAGCCTGCAGGCGCGGCGGCCGCCGGCGCCGCGTCACTCGTCGATTCCCACTGGTCTGCCATCTATTGCACCCTCTGCGACCGGAATTGCGTTCCGTCCTGCGGATTCACCGCCGTGATGCGGACCATCGCGCCCGCCTTGTTCATGTAGAGCTTGCCAACGTCACTGCCGGACAGCTTTGCCGGGAGCGGCGCCGCCGCGACAGGCTTCAGCGTGTCCGGATCGAACCCTCGCTGCTGCAGGATCGACTTCGCGTCCGGACCGAGGACCTGCACGACGTTGTCGAGCTTCGCGTTCTTTACGCGCTCCATCAGAGGCACGGCGCGGCCGGCGGCAATCTGCAGGAGAGTCCGGCCGGCGCCGGAGATCTGATCAGGGCTCGCGTCGCTCTTGAGATTGTCGAGGACCTTGTTCACCTCGCCCTCGGCCGGCACGCCTCCCGTGGCCACCTTCCCGGTTTCGCCGGCGAAGAACTGAGCGACCAGCGCTGCATTTGTGGGAGGCGCCGATCCGAACGCCGTGGCCACTTTGTTATAGATCGCGTTGCCAGGCTTGAACGTGCCGTTGTTCAGCGCGTCCGCAGTTTCCTGGTAGAGCTCGGCGTGGTGGATGAGCGTGTTGAGCGCGAGCGCCTGCCCGCCGGCCTTGCCGTTTGATGTGTTGGTGAACTCCTTAAGCGTGTTGTAGCGATTGTCGAGCGTCGCCTCGTCGAAATTCGGATCCAGTTTCTGGATCTGACCCATCAGCCCGGGCTGCGATCGCAGCATCATCCGTAGCTGCTGCGGGTCGATCTTTCCCGCGACAGCCATCTGCGCTGTTGGCGATACTCCGCCGCTCATGTCGAAGCCGAGTCGCTGCCTCTCGAGACCGAGCCGGCTGGCATCGAGCGCGATGCGCTTATTCGCGGCCCCTTCATCCACGGCATTGTGTCTCGCGGTTTCGGCAGCGTTGGCGGCCGCCTGGCCGGTCTGAACCTGCTGGTCGGTTGTCATCGCAAGTTGCCGCACGAACGCGGGCGTCTTCACCGGGTCGAACGCGTTGGCCGGCGGGAAGGCCGCCTGAATGTTCGCCGGATATTTGTTCAGGGTCGCCTGGTAGGAATCCGGATCCGTTGCGGTCGCGAGTTCCGATGCCGCATTCGATCGCTGCTGCTGGAAGCCCTCGCGGGTTTCCTTCGCGGCAGCAGTATCGGCCGTTTGTTTACGCGCCGCGGCCGTCGCGGCATTCGTATCGAGCTCGCGCTGCTTCGGCGAGCTGGCGATCAGCTGGTCGGTGATCTGCTTGACTGCCTGCTGTGCACTCGCTCCCGTTGGGTCGTTCTGGAGCGCGCCGGCGACCTGGTTGACGAGCGGCCCGACTGCCTGCGGGTCGACGTGCTTCGCCTGAACCGCATGCTGCATCAGGGTCATGAACAAATGCGGATCGTAATTCGCCTGGCGAACGCTCGCTCCCAGCGCGCCGGCCGCGTCCGCCTCGAGCGCGGCGACCTTGCCTTGCGCTTCCGACAGGTTCGCGCTCGATTGCTTATAGTCATTGACCTGCTTCAGCACCGCAGGGATTGCGCCGCCGTGGCCCGAAGCGGCGAGCGCCTGCGTGAGCCGGCCGGTGTCGACGTCCGCTGTTCCGTCGGGGTTCACGACGACGGAGCTGCGATACGCATCATTCAGCGCTTTCATCTGCGAAAGCTGGTTCTGTTTTTCCGCCAGCTCCGCCTGCCCAAGCTGCTGCTGCTGGACGAGCGAGCCAAGCGTGAGCGCGCGCTGCGATGCCTCCTGCGGGCTCTCGACCTGCGGCTGCCGGATTCCCTGCGCGATCAGTGCGTCAACATTGCCAGCCATGTTCAGTAGCCTCCGAGCGAGCCGAGATTGATTGCGCCGTTTTCATATGCCGACGGCAGTCCGGATGTCATCGGTAAAGCGATCGGCGAGCCGCCCCCGCCTCCACCGAGCTGAGGAATCCCACTCAGCGCTCCGCCCAAAGAGAAGCCTCCGCCCCCTCCGAACCCGCCAGCAAGTACTCCGTTCGCCGCGGTGCCGATCGACCCGAGCATTCCGTTCCATGCGTTCGCCGCGCCGACGTCGCCGGCCGCAGTCGCGTTGCCTTTGCCGATGAGTGCGTTCCCCTCATACTCGGCGCCGGCCATCGTGGTGGCCGCCTGGTTCCCTCCGCCCCACTCGGCCGCGTTGGCTGCGCTCGTGGCGCCGGCGAGGCCCGTGCTGCCGGCATATTCCGCGGCATTGAGGCCGAGGCCGGCCTGGGTCGTCGACGCGGTTTCCCCGAGGCCGGCGCCCGTCGCGAGGTTCGAGAAATTCGCCTGCCGATTCGTCATGTACTGGTTAAAGGCGTTGTTATATTCCGAGCTGGCCGCGCCCTGCGCATAGTCGTTGAGAGCCTTCGCCGCGCCCCCTCCGGAGATTCCCGAGGCTGCGAGCGATCGCTGAACTGCCTGCTCGCCTGTGTTCAGACGGAACTGATAGCCCGGGTCGTTGGCGGACATGTCGGCCGCCGTGAAATTGCCGGTGAGGTTTCCACCGGGTGCGAGGCCTGCGTTGAGCTGGCTCGCGGCCGTCGAGCCCACGGTCGAGTAGGGGTTGAGCCCGGCGATCCCTGTTCCGGCCGCCGCGGTCGCGCCGGCGCCCGCAGTCCCGGCCGCGCCGAGGGTATAGTTCTCCGCCTGGTTCGCGCTCTCGCCATACTGGTTGACCGCTTGACCCGTGGCAGTTCCGACCATGTTGCCGGCGGCGAGGTAACCCGCCCCTGCAGCATTCGCCGCGTTGTGCGCAGCGCTCGAGCCCTGGAATCCTCCGATGATTCCCGTGACGACGGAAGGCATTGTGAAACCCCTTGTGTGTGGAATGAACTACTCGATCGAAATGCCGACGAGCACGCGATCGACGAGCCGGCCGTCCTTCAGCCAGCTTTTCGGATCGCGGCCGTGTTGGCGGAAGCCCGCGCGCAGCGCACAGCGCACAGCTGCGCGATTCGTTGCCGGGATCGCCGCGACGATCCGCCGCACGCTCGTTTCGCACCCAAACCAGCGAACGGCGCCGGCGAGCTGCTCTGCGGCGCCGCGGCCGAAGACCCTCGTCGTGTGAATCTCCGCCGTGACCGCGTTCTGCGGGATGAACGTATAAAGGGCAATGAAGTGCCCGTCAGAATGCGCGATCACGTACCAGATCGCCGGGTGATCATTCGGCTGCCAGTCTGCCCGCCGCGGCGCGCTGTCGTCCGACGATGCGTTGTAAACGCCCGGGTCGCCGGCGATCGCCGCGCGGACGAGCGCGAGATCGCGAGTGCGTGTGAACCGGATCACGACTGCCAGAGCAACTGCGCAAAGCCATAAACCGCGCCCTTGATGTTGCCCGTGAAGAAGGAATTCGTGGAGTCCGTCGTGTGGTTGCCCGTTCCGTACGAATTAAGCATCTGCCCGATGTTGTTTGCCTGAGGCAGGGCCAGGCTGCTGTTGACGGCGTTCGTGTCATACCAGATGTAGAAGTAATAGTCGTGGCTTGCGTCGATCGTTTTTGAAATCGCGTCGCTCAGGTTCAGCCCTGCCGACAGCGTGGGCGTTGAGCTCGATCCCCACGTAATGGCCGTCGAGTCGATGAACGACGACGAAAACGGTAAGGTCCGCAGCACCACGGCTGCCCCGATGTGTGCGCTCCCTGAAGAAATGTTGAGCCCGAGTTTCCAGGTGTTCGCGCTGTTGATGAGTTGCCCTGCCGGAACGAGCATGCCGATCGTGTAGTTGTTCCAATTGCTCGCGGTCGTGATGGGGAAGGGAAACTGGAGCAGGTTGAGTGCAGTCTGCGTACCGACTCCAGGGCAGGTCGCCCAATTCACTCCGTATGTCGCTCCAGAATTTGCCACGAGGCCGGAGGTGTTCGACCCCACCGCGAGACGCTGCGGTGTGCCGGAAGAGCCCCCGACGATCACATCGCCGAGCGTCGTCATCGGATTTGAGAAACCGCCCGATGGCGTCGCACAGGCCCCGTCTCCTCTGAGGTAGGTAGACGACGAACACGATCCGGACCAGAGGCCGTAAACATTCGATGCGACGGCTGCGACGAGCTGCTTCGAAACATTCGACGCGAGGAGGGCGGCCGATGTTGGAACCACGGCGCCGTTAACCTGCGCCACGGTCGGGTTGGGATATGTGCCCGAGAGATCCCCGCCGGCCGAGCCCGAGGGCGCGCCGCTCGGCGCCGCACAGCTCCCGTCTCCCCTTAGAAATGTGCTCGAGGAACACGATCCGGACCAGAGGCCGTAAACGCCGGCCGCGTTCGCTGCGATGAGCTGTCTGGAGGAATTCGACCCCACGACTCCCGCGGATGCCGGCACTGCGGCGCCGTTCACCTGCGCCACGCCCGGGTTGGGATATGTGCCCGAGAGATCTCCGCCGGCCGAGCCCGAGGGTGTTGCCGTGAGGCAATTGCCGCCCGAGCTCGTGAGGCAGCCGAGGCCACTCGAGTTGGAGAAGAAGCGCACGAAGCCGGCTGCGGGGTTGCCGGGCGTCGAGATCACCTGCAAATCCTGATAGCCGAGCACCGCGACGGCCGACACGATAAACGGCAGCCCGCAGATCAGCGTGACGATTGCGACAGGATACCTGCCGAGAAAACGGAGAACCCTTTTCATGAATGTTCCTTATCCGAGAACGTTGACCGAGCCCGTGAAGCTCGCTCCAAATGTCAAAGTCACGTCGTTCGCGTCCGTGACCGTGATCTGTTCGGGGATCACCAGATTTCCCGAGCCGTCGGAGACCTGAACCAGCACGGCCGTCGTCGCCAGATTGTGCGTGACCGTCACGCTCGTTTGTGAGGTCCACGAGGTCGAATACGACCGAACGGCGACGGCGAGGCCGATCACGACGACCGAGCCCGAGAAACTGGCGCCGAAAGTCAGCGTCACGACATTCGCGCTCGTCACGTTGATCTTCTGCGGAATGACGTGGTTCCCCGCAGCGTCGAAGACCTGAACCAGCACGGCCGTCGTCGCCAGATTGTGCGTCACCGTCACGCTGGTCTGTGAGGTCCACGAGGTCGAGTACTCCTGCGCCGGCGCCGCCGAGCTCGAGATCGCGATTACGACGACTGAGCCGGTGAAACCGGCGCCGAACGTGAGCGTCACGACGTTCGCGCTGGTCACTGCGACATTCTCGGGAATGACCAGATCGCCCGAGCCGTCGAAGACCTGAACCAGTACGGCCGTCGTCGCCAAATTGTGGGTGACCGTCACGCTCGTCTGTGAGGTCCACGAGGTCGAGTACTTGCGCGCGGCGAGCAGATTCGATGACGGCGTGCCTCCGTCGATCGCGTTGCCTGCCGCGTCATAGACGAGAACGTCGCCGGCGGAGAAGCTGCCCTTCGCCATCTGCACGACGTTGTTGTCGCCCTGGCGAAGAGCCGCCTGGATCAGCGTCGGGTCGAAATTCCCGCGGACGAGCTTCGACATTTAGAACACCGGATGCCCGGTGACGACCGTTGTCCCGGTCACGGTCGCGGTTGCGCCCGACGTCGCGAGGTCGAGCGGCGTGCTGTTGCCCATGACGCACTCAAACATCAGTCCGCCCGAGGGAGGCGAGCCCTGCATCGCCGCGGTGTGCTCCGCCGCGGTCAGCGCGCGCGTCCAGATGTATGTCTCCTCGATCGCGCCTCCCAGCGGATCCGCGGAAAACAGGCCGTCGTTCCCCAGATAGAAGTCGCCGCCCTCGCTCTGATTGTTCGGAACGTCTGCACCTGCCCATGAGAAACTGCCGGCCGCGAGCAGGCTCTCTCCGTTTCCGATGTAGAGCGTCAGTGTGAGGCCCTGGCGCGAAAAGCCCACATAATACCAGGCGCCCGCGCCCAGCTGCACGTTGAAGGTGTTTGAGACGACAACAGGTATGGAGTTGTGCTTGTACGTGATATTCCAGGGTGGCCCCGCTGTGCCCAGCCCAGCCGTGCCGCCGATTGCGAGCCAGAAAGTCGTCCCGAGCTGCAGGCCTCCCGCGCTGTTGCCGGCCCTGCAGATCGAATTTCGCAGGCTGCCGGGAGTGAAACTGTCGAGTTTTAGCCAGCAGCCGAAACTCATGTCGCCGACGAGATTTGTAAACGCCGTGCCCGGTCCCCAGGCGATCTGATCGGCCGCGTTGTATGCGAAATGCCGCGCAAACCCAGTCGCGGGCGGCAGATTGAGCGGCGCCGCGCCGGATCCGCCTCCGGTGCCCTTCGCGCCTGTGAAGTACCAGGCGTGCATGTTGTCGCCGGGTTGCGGCGCGATCGCATATGTGATCACGTTCCCCGCGAGCGAGTAGTCCGCGATCGGATCCTCGAGCGCATTGTCGAGATGCAAAACGAGCCAGCCGGCGAGCGGTGCATATGAGAGCGTGAAAACCTTGTTCACGCCGTCGATCGTTCCCATCGGCACTTCGTTGATCGGTTGCAGCGCCTGCGCCAGGGCTTCCGTGATTCCGCCCGAATTGGTCGCGAGCGCGCCGACGAGCTGCTCGAAAAACAGGATCCACGTCCGTGCCATCGGCGGAAGGTCTGTCATCCCGGGCCCGGTCCACATGGGCGTCCGGAAGGGGACGCTGGGGATCGAGCTCGAGACGGCACCCGATTTGGCGAAGTCCGTCTTTGTTTTCTGGCCCATCAGCGCGTCCTGGGTCGCCCTGGATGCGAATCAACCGAGCCGTTGATCAGCGCGACTTTTACCGCGGCAGTGGTATAGATCCTGAAAGTGCGCGGGCGCGATCGCCCGAGCCGGCGCCATTCCCAGAAGCTGTAGACTTCATCGCCCACCGAGGCGGCCGGATCGGCTGCCGGGTTGCCGAAGGTGTGGCCACCATCGACGGACCAGTCGAGCGTCGGATCGAGGGCGCCCGAGTTCTCGGCATCGAGCCTGAAACGCGAATAGAACATCCAGTCGAGGTCGGGCTGCGAGATGTCGCTCGCCGCACGGACCCTGAGAATTTCCGTGCTCGCGTCTGTGTATGTGGTGAGCGACTGCACGTAGAGATTGCCGCTCGAATAGTCGCCGACGATGTGCTGATCGAGGATGAACGCGTGGAAGCTCTGGAGCTGCCGGCTGGTGACGAGAGCGCCCGATGGGTAGCTCACCGAGGCGTTGTACGCGCGCTCGTGCCACATCCCTTCGGTCAGGTCGTAAACCCATGTCGCGTTCCCCGTTGGGAAATCGATCACCCAGAAGTCGTGGCTGTCTTCCGCATACGTCCAGCTCACCGCGTCGGAGATCTTCGAATAGCCACGCCAGGCCGCCTCGATCGCCGGCGTCGACACGGGCGTCGGCTGGAAGCCCTGCGCGAGGTAGGCCCGGGCGCGCACACGCGTATCGCCGCCGAGCCAGCCAACGCACTGAGCGGCGCCCGTCCCGAGCCGCACGGGCGAGGCGGAGGCCGCGCAGCCGAGAGGCATAAACGCGCCCGGGTTGCGCTGCAGGGGAAACTGCGCGTTGCCGGTATCCTGCCAGAGTTCCGTGGTCTGCGAGCCGAAGAGCCAGAGCTCCTCATGGTCTGCCATGATCGCGACGAGGTTGTCGGGATAGCCTGCCTTCAGCGCGAAATCGAGCGGGTTGAAGCTTGTCCCGTCGCCATATGCGCTGATGTTGATCTGGCTGGTTGAGGGCGGGTTCACGATGACATAGCCGTCGAGGTAGGTCATGGTGGCCACCGTGACCGGATAGCTCGCGGTGTATGCGACTCCGAGCTCGATCGTGAATGCGACAGCGCTCTGCGTGCCGGCCGAGCCAGTCAGCGTGATCGATGTTGTCGAGTTCACTGAAGAGATCGAGTAAGCAGTGCCGTTGATCGTCATCGTGACGGTCTGCCCGATCTGCTCGAGCGCGGCGACCTGCGCCGCGAGGGCGATGTCGAAGGTGGATCCGGAATCCCAGGAGACGCCCGTTCCGCTGGTGTCGCAGGTTCCGGTGTAGGTGTCCGACTGCGTCCCTGCGCTTGTCGAAAGCGTGATCGAGGTCGGAGAATTGACGCTCGAGACCGCATACGACGTGCCGTTGATGACCATCGGCCCGAGCAGGTTCGACGAATCGAACTTATCGCCAGAAATGGAAGTGACCGCCGTCCCGCTCGTGGTGACGTTGCCGCTCCCGTTCGCATAGGAGATCTGGACAGGGCCGCCCCCGGTGTCGACGTAGAGGTCGCCGGCGGACGCGATCGCGAGCTGCGAGCCCGTTGGGATCATTTGCGCCGGGTTGCCATCGTTGCCGACGTTGCCGCGCGGGTAATAGCCCACGAAACCGACGTCGGTCTGCACGCCTGCGCTCGAGGCGAGCGTCGCGCTGAGCCCGTTGGTCGCGACGGCCGAGACGTTGTAGCTCGAGGCTCCGATCTCAATCACGGGCGTCGCGCCGGCGACTCCCTGCATGTAAACGAAATCGCTGTAGCCCGAGACCCACGTTATGGCAGTGCCGTTCGTCGAGCAGACACCGACAAAAACCTCGTAGAGGATCGCGCCGGCGATCACAAAGAGCCGTTGCTGACCCGCAGTGATGCAACGGATCGGCGAGTGCGGAAGCGTAAGAAGGAGGGTGATGCCAGGGGTTCCGAGCAGGGCGCCGATGTTGCGGCCGCCCTTGCTCTGATCGCTCGAAGGATAGAGGTTTACGCAGCGCTGCGCATCGAGGTTGAGAGATTCGCCCTGATACGTCCCGCCGACGAGCTGGAACTTCGGCGTTGCGTTCGGCACTTAGTAGTCATCCCCGGCCTCGGTCTCACCGGTGAGCCAGTTGTAGAACTCTCCGCCATCGCCGATCATCGAGACATCACTCGCGACAAGCAGAGGCGACGGTGTGTTCTCGGTCGCGATCCCTTCGCGCGCGTCCTTGAAAAGCTGGATATGAAGGTCAGTCGGCGTGGTCCCGAACATGGACGCGGCCCGAATGCACATTCCGTAGAGCCAGAATTCGGCATAGCCCGACGGGTAGTTGAGCAGCGTCGTCGTCGACGCGACCTGAAGGAGTTGATCCCAGCTGTAAAGCTCCCAGGAATATGCCTGGTCCGGAATCATGTAGAAGTACATCGTTCCGAAGCCTGAGAGCGCGCCGCCCTGCGAGCCGAATCTGCGGTCGAAGTAGAGCGCCTGGGGCGGCCCCGTGACGTTCTGGTAGCGGATCGCTGCCCATTGTTTCGGATTCAGGATCCGGATCGGCCGACGAACCGTCGACGAGATCAGAACGTTCGCGCGCTCGATCTTCGTTGGCCACGGGACGTTGAAGTCGGCCGTGTTCGACGCGGTCGGATCGATGCCGATCGTATAGCTCTGCTTGTTTGTCGTGAAGGTCAGCGGGTCGATCCGCTCGCCAAAGAGCAGAGGCTTCTGCACGCCGGCGGAATCGATGAAACGCTGCAGACGGTCGACGAATGAAGCCTGCTCGTTCGTTGTGATTGAGCCGCCCGAGCTGACAATCTCGAGCTCCTCCATCACTGCAGTCATCAGGGTCGCGACCGTCTGCGAGATCATTTGTTACCTCGAGGACCTTGGTCTGGTTGTTCCGGTCTCCGCGGCTGCCGGCGCCTCGCTCGGAGCTGCTGTGGTCTGGGTTGCGGCCTGCTCGACGATTCCGCGGAGTCGATCGACTTCGGCCTTCGCCGCGGCGAGCTCGTCGCCTTTCGCGCGCGCGGCAGCGATCGCGGCCTGCCGAGCCTCCTCGCGCGCCTTCAATCGCACTGCCTCGGTCTGCGCCTTCGACGGCGCCGTGTGGCCAACGAACGTCGCCGGCGTGTCAGACCAGTCGGGGTCGTTCTTGAGCGCGTCCGACTCGTCGTCGGTCAGAACCTCGATCGTGTCGCCCGAACGGTGATAGCGCACGCTCGGATAGCGCTGGTATACGTATGGCCGCGGTTTCTCTTCGCCGGCGGCCTCGATTGCGGTGAAATCCATAAAGTTCGGTTGTTCCTTTTTGTGCGGGTGAAAAGGCGGAGGCCTCCTGATCGGTTGAGCCGAAGGCCTCCAGCGGGGTCAATACGAGGGATCGAAGACGCTGTTTGTCCCGTCCCAGGTGAAGCAGAGCGTTTTCGATGCGACTGCGGTCGACGCTTTGCCGATATTGTTGGTCGCGGTCGTGGTGAACGCGGCGTCGGGAATGATGCAGAATCCGCCGCCGTTCCAGCCGGCGCCCATCGTGAAGCTGGTGATGGCATTGGTCCCGTTGATGTGCTGGAGCGGTCCGTTGACAGCGGTCGCGCCGGCGACGGAAGCGACGAGCGCGGTTACCTGCGCGTTGTTATTTCCCGCCTGCCGGTTCTGGAAACCAGGTACCCAGCTCAGGGTGATGGTTGAGCAAAGCCACTGATCGCCCGTTTTCGTGTTCACCCACGGGGAAGCGAAAACGGTCGCAGTGGTGCAGCCGCCCGAAGGATCGTAGTCGTAGAACCAGTTGGGCTGCCCCACGAGTACAAGAGAGCCGGATGGGAAGCCAGTCGCGGCGCCGCCGGACGTGCGCCGTACCGTGATGTTGGTGCTGTTCACGGCCTGGACGAGCATTACGTCGCCGCGCGTGTTGCCCGGCGCGACGACATAGAGCTGGCTCCCGATCGTGTTCGACTGAATGTTCGGGGCGTTGATGTTGGTCGCCGATGTGACCTGAATTACGGTTGTCTGCCCGCTTGCGATCGCGGACGAGAGCGTGGTTGCAGTGAGAGTGTTGATCTGGCCGAAGGCTGCGGGCCCGAGCCCGACAGCCAGCGCGCAGACCACGAAGAGCGAGGAAATTCGGTTGAACATTTTGTGAAAAGGTCTCCTTGAAAATTGGGAGAGCCGAGCCCGAGCGGGCCCGGCCCAAGATCAGCCGGCGATTACGCAGGCCAGTTCGCGATACAGCACACCGAGCCCGCTCAGCGTGTCGAATCTGTTACCGTGAACGCGATTCACCCCGTCAAAAAATCTGACGAACGAGAGCGTCAGAGCGGTCTCGGGGTCGGTTTCCTGGTAGGCTTCTTCGACGCCTTTGCCCGACTTCGGATCGTCCAACGGCACGGAGACGAAGGCATAGGCGTTGCGGTGCAACAGCAGGCCCTGCTGGGTCACTGTCGATGCAGCCGTCCACATTGTGATCGCGATGCCGTCGGCCGGCGATGCGGTCACGTTCTGATACTGGCCGCTCGGCGTGATGCCAGGAGCAACGAGAGCGGACATGTTGCCCGAGCTGTCGGCTGTTGCTGCCTGCAAAACAGTGAACTGCTGCAGATCGCCTGTCGACTGGCGGGTTTGCGGGTGCACGCTGTAGATCCCGGCGATGGTGAACTTGTCACCCAGGGCCACGGCCCCGGTTGAGGCGGTCCAGCCCTTCAGCAGCAGCGTCATCGTGTCGTTGTTGCCGCCCGATGTGGTCTGGTTGCTGCCGTGGATCAGGGGCGTTCCGCCGTACGCGCCCGCGGTCTGGCTATAGATGGTCTGATCGCGGACCCAGTTGTAACCGAGCAGCTGATCCTTGCCGTTCTCAGCAACTCCGCCCTGATCGAACGAAGCGCTGATCTTGCCGGCCGGATTGTAGAGGGTCTTCTGACCGATCACGAACTGGCTCGACATTTTGCGATTGATGATCGCGGTCAGTTCCTCTTCGGGAGGCAGGCCCTGCTCGACGAGCTTGTCGCCGGCGAGCAGGTAGGTGTCGAGCAGAGTCGGGGTCGTTCCCGGCGTGCCCACGTTGTTAAACGTGTTCTGCGCGGCGAACTGCGCGGCGTTCGCGTTCAAATTGTGCGAGAGCGCGATGCCGGCCGGCTTCGCGTAATTCTCCTGGATGTCGTCGAGCGAGAGAGTCTTCTCGACGGTGTCCCATTCGAAGTGCACGCCGGTCACGGTCCCGACCGAGATCGTGGTTTTGATGTTGGTCAGTGCCTGAGGCTGATAGAGCAGGCCGTTCGTGGGCGCATAGCGCTGCGGTTTGCGAACGCTGATGGAGTCGCCGATCTTCGCGTTTGCCTTCGCGAATTCCTTGCTGTACTCCTTCGTCATGTTGCGGCAGACCGCGAGGTATCCGCCGAGGTTCATTAAGACCATTCGCGCGAACACCTGCGGGGTGAATAGAACGTTGTTGGACATGTTTCCTTTGCTTCAGCGCTCAGCGAGCGCGTGGGTTAAGCGGTTTTTTTGAAGTGGGCGCGCGCGAGCCGTTTGAACGTCCCCATGTCGATATCGGGGTCGTCGATCTTCTGCTCTTTTGCGCTGCCTGACCCGCCGCCCATCGGGGCGGCCGGCTTCGGCAGAGGCTTCTTTTCCGCCGCGGGGGGTTTCTTCTCTGCAGGCCTGGCTGCCGCTTCCAGTGCGGCTTCGATCTTGCCCAGCTCGGCGATCTGGCGTATGGGAGGAAGAGCCGCGATGCGCTTCACCTCGTCGGGATGCTTCGCGAGGTGATAGGCCAGTTCAGGCCCCTGCTCGCTGGTCACGATCGCGGTGTGCATGTCGCGGGTGATGGGGAGATCCTTCGCCCCCTCCATCACCTCGTCAAAGTCTTTGAGGGTTGCGGCTTTCGCCTTCGCGACGCGCTCCTGATGCTTCCGGAGCGTTTCCTTCTCTGCATCCTGGCGCGATCGCTGGGACTGGCTGCGCTGGTCTGCCGCCCGCTCCTGCTCGATCGTCCATTTGGTCAGGTCCTCGATATACGCTTCGTATGTCTCGAACTTTGCAGGTTCGGGTTTTGGTCGCGTCGGTGCGGATTCAGCTTTGTCGCCGGCTGACTGCGCGGGCTTCGCTTCGGGCTTTTCTTTCCCGTCGCCAGGGCGCGACACCTGAGACTCTGTCAGCTTGCGCTCGGCTTCGTCCGCTCGCCGCTCGGCGTCTCGCTGCGCTCGCACTGCTTTGTCGATGCGCTTCTGAACGCCGGCAGGAACTTCGCCGCTTTCCTTCTCGCCTTTGTCGTCGCCGGGTTCGCCGGCGTTCTCATCCTTCGCCTTGAACTTGCCGTCGGTGCCGCGGGGTTTCCCATCCGCTTCGCCGGCCTGCTTACCATCCGTTCCCGAATTCGGTTCAGTTCCAGCCGCGGGTTGTTCGCCCCCGGCCGCGGGTGTTTCTTTGTCTTTCGGTTCGCCGGCGGCCGGCTTGGGCTCGTCGCCTCGCAGCATGCCGCGCAGTTCCCCGATCGAATAATCGCCGCGGACGGATTCCGGCGCGGCTTCGTTGTTTTCTGCCATTGAGTTTCCTCGCGCGGTCTATGAAGCGGGCCGTGACGCTGGCCACAAACCCTGGGTTTGTGGCCGGAAATTGGTAGTGCGTTACTGCTGAGGTTGTTCTGCCGGCGGCCCCGCGGGGGGCGCCCCTTCGGGAGGCGCGCTCCCTGGGGGAATTGCCGGACTGAGATCGCTTTCCTGCTGCTTCGCGAGCAGGTTGTGAGCGTGATCCATCGCCTTGAGCCCGACTTCGTGCCCGTGATCGAACATCTGCTCGAGTCGCGTGCCCTCGTTCTGGGCGTCCACCACGCCGAGCTTCACGCCGGCCTGGATCTCCTCGACGCGCAGCGCGGTCCACGAGCGGAGCGCTTCGATCTTGTACTTCGAATCGGCCGCGAGCGATTCGATCTGCAACTTCGAGGACGCCTCGACCTGTTTGGTCTGGATGATCTGCTGAGCCTTGTTAAGCTCCGCCATGAGCTGCTGGTTCTGAGCACCGATCGCCTGCGCTCGAGCGTTCAGCTGCTGGAGCTGCTGCTGCGGATCCGAATTCGCCGGGTCAATTAAACCAGGAGTCCGGATCGAGATCGCGCGCTTCATGCGATCCGCCATGTCGACGGCGCCCGGGCCATCCGATGTCCCGAAATACAGATCGCCGAGAACCCAGAGGAGCTCGGGCGCCGCCTTGAGCACTTCCTGGACGCGCGCATTCTCCTGCTCGCGCGCCGAGTGATAACTTGGCCCCGTCGATACGGCGACTTCGTAGCGCCCGGGATCGCTCATATCGTGCAGGACAGGCTTGCCCGTCTTCGGGTGCGGATAAGACTCGTTGATCCGCACCATCGTGACCTTGCCGTCGATCCCGCGAACCGGCTTGTCGGCGGGTTCCTCGCCATCGAGCAAAGGCAGAATGCGAAGCAGGATCCGGCCGAGCTTCTTGCGCGATCGCGCTTCGTTGTCCGAGAAATGGAAATTCGCGACGTCCGATTCCGACCTGCGCTGCGCGATCGCAACTCCCGCGGTGTCGCCGGGCCCGGCGCCGAGTGACGCGTCGAAAATGCCCATCGACGCCTTGATCGCGTCGATCGCCTGCAGGTAGCCAGCGACCAGTGCCTGGATGGGTGGCTCGTTCACCTCGCGCGACGGCGGAGGAACGACCTGCCCGTTAATAATCGCTTTGTATTGGATTACGCTTCTCTGAACCTCGTTGATCGTTTCCCATTCGCTCTCGCGGCCGGCGATCGAGCCCTCGGCAGCCCTGTAAGGAGTTTTGGGCATCAACGAAATCTGCTCGGCGATATTGCTCGCATACAGGTTCACGAGCTTCTGCGGGTCTTTCGCGTGTCTGATCAGCGAATAGGTGCGAAGCTCATCTTCGACGACAAGCTGCTTGCCCCACACCGGAATGATCGGGATGATCCCCTCCGGATCGATCCAGTCGGTTTCGTCGAGGATCTCGACGCCATTCGTCGCACAGATCTTGCAGATGGGCTGGCCGTCTTCTGTCTTGTCGTCGTAATCGCGGTAATAGTAGTTCCCGACCTGAATCAGCCGGCCGTCGCTGCCGAGCCCCATCCAGCCGGGCGCGGGGTTGTCGCCCTCGAGGTAGAAACCCTGCTTGCTCGCCGTGGTGTCGGTCCCGAAGCGCCGGTCATGCTCTTCGCATGAAATCTTTTCGATGACAAACCACCAGTCGGCGTCCTCGAGGTCGTAGCGCTTGCCCGCCGGATCCCAGACCACGGTGAAAGGGTTGTTAATCGGTTCGATCGCGGCATACTGCTCGCCGTCCGTGCCGTTGCGGTACTTCGTGACGATGCGATAGAACCCGCGCCCGCAGGTGATCTGGTATTCGCGCGATGTGTCGTACGCGACGTCCGCGTCGCATTCATATTCCAGGTGGCGGATGCGCCCCTGGAAGTACTCGGAGGTCTCCTCGGTTCCCCCGTCCATCGGCGAGCAGAGGATCGAGCCTTTGTTCTCGCGCCCGTCGTTCGTGATCTGCGCAATTGACGGCGCGAGCTTGTTCTCGGTCAGCACGGGCCGCTTGTTTTTTTTGCGCTGCCGGACGATTTTCGGATCCCACTGGTTCAGGCCGCCAGTCGAAAATTTGACATCCTCCTGCGCGTCTTTCCGATCGGTGCTGTCCGCTTCGAGCCCCTGCTTGAAGCGCGCGCGCATCGTCGTAAAGAACTTGTCCGGAGGCTGCTTTTTCGGCCGAGCCAGTGAGGGATAGGTCACGGCTTAGGCGCCCACCCAGTAAGTCACATAGAGCGCGTCGCCACTCGTCGCGACGTCCATCCAGTAGTTGGAGGCGTCCAGACGGTTCGCCCCGTCCTGCGACTCGATGGTTAACTGGTCGTCGATCGCGCCAGTCGCGGTCTGCGCGAGCTCGCGAATCACGCCGGCGCCCGTGGAATGCGACACCTTGGAGTTGCCCACGAAGGCAATGCCGGCGTTGCCGGACGGGACGCTGAACGTGATGCGCGAACAGGGCGTCTGCGTCGCGACGACCTGAACTGGTGTTCCCGCGGCCGCGACGGCCACCTTTCCGAGGCAGACAGGGCTTAGCACGATTTGTTCTGACCTCGCGTTGTGAAAAGCGGATTGTGGGCGATGCCGTCCGCGCTCTTCACGCTGCCGGCTTTCGGCGCGTTCACCTTGACCGGTTCGCTCTTCAGCGGAGCTGCGAACCTCGAGGCAGGCATAGCCCGCCGTGTGGGTACTGAGATTTTTGCCATGTGTGTCCTCTTTTTGCGGCCGACGATGTCGAAGGCGAAAACGTCGTCTTCATCGCCGAACCAGAATTCGTCGGTGTACATGCCCTGCGCAGGCAGGGCTTCGGGTCAGCTCAGCCCATCCACGCGTCGTCGCCCGGATCCTCGCGCGCCTCGCGGATCTCGCGCATCTTTCGCTCGGGCGCCTTGATCGCGACCGCGAAATAGCGGAACGCGTCCGCCGCGTGCGATGCCCAGTCGTGCAGGGGTTCCCTTGTCGGGTGCTGCAGGTTCTTGACCTCGCCGTAGCGATAATTCCTGAGCGCCTGCAGGCCGTCCGCACAGCGTTCGCGGTCGAACCAGCACTGCGGCAGAATCAGCCGCGCCGCGTTGATCCCTTCCGAGATCGAGAGCTTCGGCAGGATCTCGACGTTGCGGCCGGCGTCGCGCATCAACTGCTCGATCGACTTGCCGGAGCCCATCTTCGCCGCGTGAAGGCCGAGGTCCCACGGCAGCCAGTCGGTCCCATAGGTGTATCCGCGCGCCTGCATCTGCTGCAGATACCAGTGAATTGTTTTGCCCGAGCCCTCGAGGTAGTCGATGACCCGGTACTCGAACGGGAAGGCCTGCGCGAACCAGATCGCGGTCAGGTCGCCATAACCCAGATCCCAGAAACAATCGACAGGCCGCGTCCGGTCATAAGGGACGCGCGTAATTCTGTCTTCGGCTTCGACGGCGCGCAGCTCGTTCGCGTAGATCGCGCCCGCGAGCACGTTGACCGTCTGGCCTTCCCAGATGTGATTGAAGCGATCGATATCCGTTCGCTTCAGGTGCTGCATTTCCGCGCGCAGCACCTCGGGAAACCAGGGATTGTCCCGCCAGGTGACCTTTACGACCTTCGCGTTCGGAGGTGGGTTCACAACGAAACGCTGATAGGTGTCGTCAGTCTCGAGGTCCGGGTTGAATGTTACCCAGATCTCGGATCCCTCTTTGCGGATCGTCGGGATGAGCTTTTCCCAGCTTCCGCGCGTGACCGTCTGCGCCTCTTCCACCCAGCAGACGTCGACAGCCTCGATCGACTTGATGTTGTCGACGTTGTGCTTCAGGCCGGCGAAGAAAAATTCCGTGCCGGTGTGGCGGCCGATGATCGAGGATTTCTGTACGTCGTAGTGCTGGCTGAGGCCGAGCTCTTCCACCTGGTCCGACAGCAGCTTGTGGACGCTGTCTGTAATCGATTTCTGCGTCTCGCGGCCGCAGAGAACGCGTAATCTCTGCCGCGATCCCTGAATCAGCAGCGCGCGCGCATATCCCCACGACTTTGCGGCGCCGCGCCCGCCATAAGAGACCTTGTACCGGTGAGGCTCGAAGAGAAACTGGAGCTTCAGCGGGAACTTCGCATCCGCGGTCATGCTGTTTATTCGTCGGCTTCCGCCGCAGGCCGTACGAACGTCACGGTCATTGCGGTCTGGATCGGGCCGCCGTCTTTCCCGGTCAGCTCGGCCGAAACGCGCTCGCGGTATTTCTCGGGTCGCAGTGCGCGCAGGAGGAACATCATCAGGCCGTCGGAATAGATCCGCTCGGCGCCGATGGGCTTGCCCTGGTAGTACCTCGCCTGCAGCACGCCTTCGTGGGCGCGCCGGACCGCTTCGTCCTCGAGGGTCTGCGCGGCCTCGTCCTTCGCCGCTTCGAACGCTTCCTTATAACCGGCGACCGTCTCGAGCCAGTCGTAGTGAGTGGTGCGCTCGAGCCCGCAGGCCTTCGCTGCCTTCGTGATGCTCGCCGTGGCTTTGAATGCGCTGAGGAAAGCCTTGTGCTTCTTAATCAGTCGCGCCATGCTAAGCGGCGAGGCCCTCAGCGAGTCGCTCGGCCTTCATGTCCTCAAACGTCCGGCCGTCGGTTCCTTCGAGCGTGGCGAGCTTGCCCGTCTGGCTTTGCCACCTCATGAGGATCACGTCGACGTACCGAGGATCCAGTTCCATAAGCCGCGCGCGCCGGCCGGTCTTTTCACATGCGATGAGCGTTGAGCCCGACCCGCCGAAAAGGTCGAGTACCGTATTCCGGGCCACGGAGCTGTTCTCAAGGGCGCGTTCGATGAGCTCGACGGGTTTCATCGTCGGGTGCAGTCTGCTGGCTCCCGGCTTGTTCACCTGCCAGAGCGTCGACTGGGTCTTGTCTCCAAACCACCGATCCGACTTGCCGGCGTGGTGACAGTAGAAGATCGGTTCGTGCTGGAACTTGTAGCGGCCGAAACCCCAGGCGAACGTGTTCTTCGCCCAGATGATCTGCGTGCGGACCTCGAAGCCCGCGGCCTCTAGCGCGTCCTGAAACTCGCGCTGCGACGAGGACGGATGGCAAACGTAGAGCGAGCCGGCCGGCTTCACCGCTCTCGCATAGCAGGCGAAGGTCGCCGCGAGGAACGCTGCGAAGTCGTCGCGGCTCAGATGATCGCCCTGAAGTTTCAGGTGCTGTTCGGTATAACCCTCGTAATTGACGTTGTACGGGGGGTCGGTGAACGCCAGGTCGGCCAGCTTGCCGCCCAGCAGGCGCAACGTCGCGCTGGAGTCGGTCGCGTCGGCACAAAGTACCCTGTGCGCGTCCAGCAGCCACAAATCGCCCAACTTCGAAACTGCCGCGGGGGGCGGGTCGGGCGCCGCGTCTTCGTCCTGCTGGAGCGGAGGGCGAAGGATCTCCTCGAGTTCTGCTTCACTGAAGCCGGTGAGTCCGAGATCTGCCTCGAGCGCCTGCAGGTCAGCCATCTCCTGCTCGAGGACCTCGGTGTCCCAGCTCGATTCGTCGGCCGAGCGATTGTCCATCAGCCGGTACTGCTGCACCTGCGCCGGCGAGAGGCCTCGCGCAACGTGCACAGGCACCTCGGTCATGCCGAGGGCTTTCGCCGCCAGCAGCCGGGTGTGTCCGACGATGATGACGCCTTCGTCATCGACGACGATCGGCTGCCGCCAGCCGAACTGGCGAATGGACGAGGCGACGACTTCGACGGCGCGATCGCTCAGCTTGCGTGCGTTCTTCTTATAGGGAGTCGGCCGGTCAACTAACCAGAGCTCGATCTCCATCGTGCTCGCCGGCAGGAGCGGCGAGGGGCTGTTCGGTTCTGACTTCGACATCAAATTTCAGGTAGCGGGAGAGGAGCGCTCGAGCCACGTCGCGCGAAGCGCGCCCGCGGGGGAAACGCTCAAAGAGCACGCGCTCGAGCTCGGGGCGGGAGTGGATCCCGGCCGCGATCGAGTGCGCGAGACGGTTGCTCGGGTTCAAAGGGCTCGATCGTTTTCGCTTGTGCGCGCTCACGGTTTCTTCTGGTGGCACTCTTCGCGCATGTGCTCGACGAGGCAGACTCCGCACATCGGCATCACGCAGCGACCGCAAACGCCGACGCGATCGCGGATCTGGCAGCGAGCGCACGGCCCGTGGCTGCGGAAAATCTTCGCGTGGTGTTCACGCCTCCACACGCTCGCCGGGATCGGCCGATCCTCGCCCGCGGCCATTCCTCATCTCGGGGGTACGTGCGGACACAGCGGAAAATCACCGACGCGCAGCACGCGGCCGCAATCGCTGCAGGTCCGCGGCGCGGTCACGAGCTGCAGCCGTGGCGGTTTAACCGGCGCGAGCTCGACCTTCCGGATCGCGACCGTCTGCGGAATCGACGTCGGCTTGCGGCCCGGCCATACTGCCCACTCGAGATCTCGCCGCTCAACCGGCAGCATCCGCCCGTCAGGTGTCATATTTGCCAGTCGCGCGGAGGTTCATTTTTCTTCCTGAATGCGACGGCCTGCGGGGTACCGTCGGTGTTGTAGGACTGGCACACCACGCCGAGCGCGCCCTGCAGCGCGGAGATCCCGAGCGCGGCGCCGGGCGAAATCTGGCCGCGCGCAGCGAGCAGGATCGTACAAGACATCATCAGCGCCTGCAGCAGGACCTGGAACCAGCGCGGCATCTTATTTTGCGCCGGAGGCCATGATCTCGAGCGCAAAAACGGCGCCGGCGCCCAGACACTCGAGCCCGATCATCGTGCCCTTTCCGACGACCTTCGCGACTTTGCGCATGCGCGCGCGGCTCTTCGTCCACTTGCTTTGCGTCGCCGCCGTCGCGGTACCGCCAGCGACAGGCTTGCAGTTTAGGACGTCGGGCGTCTGCGCCGTCTGCGCCGAAAGGATGCTTGCGAAAACCAGCATTGCGATCGCGCTACGCACTGGCCGGACCTCCTGCTGCAGGCAGAGCCGGCGCCGCGCTCTGAGCCTTTGACGCCTGGATGCCGGCGAAGATCGCCGCGGCGAGGATGCTTCCGAGCGCGATGTACGTCGGGACCTTGCTCGTCGGTTTGATGAGGCCGCCCTGCTGAGCGACCGATACGCCGGTTGGCGCCGCCTGCGCGAGCGACGCGAGAATTGCGAGAAATGGATTCATGCGTTGTCTGACTCCTTGAGGTCACTCGCGTCGACTTCGACCGAGACCGCGCGTCGAAGGATCTCGACTCCGATCACGATGCGAGTCGCGCCCTTCGTTCGCTGGACCACACCCTTCACGCCGGCGAGCGGTCCCGATTCGACCGTCACGGCCTCCCCCACGACATACGCGCACGGGGAAGCCGCGACGGCAGCCTCGGCCGCGCGGCGAACATTGTCGATTTCGCAGTCGGGGATCCGCTGAGCGCCATCCCGTGACGGCAAAACATCAATCACTCCGGCGAGCCTCATTAGGTATCCGAGACCCGCTTCGCTGCGAGGATCGATCCGCACGAACAGATAGCCCGGAAAGAGCGGTCGCGCCACCTTCGCAACGCGATCGCTCCACCGATGCTCGTCGATATATATGGGGAGGTACGCCTCAAACCCGTGGTCCCAGATCCTTCGCCGAACCCGAAAGTCATGACCGGCGCGGACGCGGAGCGCAAACCAGCCCGCGACCTGCGCGCACGCGACGGCTGCTGCGTCCTGGGAGGACGTGCTTCCGCCACAACGAGTCCCGTGCTGGGGTTCGCTCTTTGTCACGCGCCATCGATATAGTCGGCAATCGCGCGGAAAGCAGTGCGGACGTCAGGCTCGATGGCAGAGCGATTCCTCGAGCTTCCCGAGCCGCTCGTCGAATTTGTCCTGCGCAATCGCGAGCGATCGGTGTCGCTCCTCTGCGATTCCGAGCGCCGTGTTGATCGCGGCGAGCGTGTTTTTGAGCGCTCCGACCTGGTTGTCGATCTTATCCGCGAGCGCGCTCATTTTCGCGGTCGCCGCATTCTCGCTCGAGGTGCGAACGAGATAGACGATCAGCCCGGTGACCAGGACAACGGGCGCGCAGAGCTGGTAGACGACCGAGATTACGCCGAGCGGACCCACGCATTCGTATAGTCGGCAAATCTTTCAGAACGTGGTCACGCGCTCGCGGAGGGGAGAGCGGGGTAAGGCACTGCCGGCGCCGGCAGGTTCAGGAATCGACATAGCTCCGGCCAGCCCGAGGTCTTGCCGGCGTCCGGACCTTGTCCCATGTCCATGACCAGCAGGTCCTTCGGCCGCGAGCGGAAATAGGCCATGACCTGCTCGTTGTGTTGGCGGTATCGCGCGAGAAACAGAGGCGCGTTGAAGGTGCTCTGCCCGTAAACCATCTTGTGGAGCGTGTGGGAAAACTGGTCGACGTTCCAGTTTTCGCGATAAGGATTGTGCGCGCGGTTCCAGTGCTTCTCGATGCTCCTGATCCAGGCTTCCTCGTCGCGAAGCGTGAGGATGAACTTCGAGCCGGGATACGCTTTGTCGAGCTTCTCGTAAAGGATCGAGATCGGGAGGTCGGCCAGCGCATAGTGCGACTCCACCGCGAGCGCGCGTCCCGTCGCGGAAATTTCGTGCCACAGCGAGCGAGCCATTGCGACGCCCGCCCAGTGCAGGCTGTCGAGCCCGAGGATCCGCAGGGCGCCGTGGAGCGAGGTAGTCCCGGTCTTGTGCATCCCTATCCCGAAGATCCGCGTCGGCAGCCGGCCGAGTTCTATCTTGGGCTGGCAGCCGAACTCGATCCGGTCGGCGCCGAAGTTCCTCGTGACGACGCCCATGCCCACCTGGCCGTAGTTCGCGATCGTGGCCTCCGAGAACTGAACGCTGTGCCAGGGGTCGGGCCCGGGACGGTTGTAGTCTTTGAACCGCATCTCGTCGCTGTGGCTGATCGCCGAGAGAAAGCGGCTCTCGATGTCAACGGGCTGGCAGCCGATCCGCTGCAGGCGCAGGATCATGTCGCGGTCGTCGGGGGCGTACGTTGTGAAGCGCTCGTCGTACCCACCGATTTTGAGAAAGGCGTGCCGGGTCATGCCGATACGGCCGCAAATGCCGTAATCGGTCAGTGGTTGCTCCATCGTCGGCCGGAAGAACGGCTCGCCGTCGCCGCTCGAGCTGCTGAGCTGCTCGGCGATGTAGGAGGCGAAGCCGGCGCCGGTGAAATTGTCAGCGTCGATGTTCACCAGGACGTCGGCGCCTTCGATGATTCCGCAGCGATGGGCCATGTTCTTCGCGTGGGCCATCCGGAACGGCCCGACCCAGTCGTAGCGATAGACAGTGAGCCTCCCGCTCGCGATGAACGGCGCAAAGGCCTCGCCCTGCAGGAACGCCTCGAGGGTGTCGTCGCCGCCGTAATCAACCACCACGAATTTGCATCGCGCATAGTCGGCGTTGTCTGCGATGTTCTTCAGCAGGGTCGCGGCGAGGTGAGCCTGGCGGCCCTTGCAGGTGGTACAGAACACGATTAGAGGGTCGGTCACGCTGCCTTCGCCTCCAGCTCAAACGTCGCGAGGCGCCGCGGCCCGGTCTGCGCGGTCGAAACGACCTGCGTGAAGACATCCGGCGCGAGGACCTTCGCTGTCACGGCCGCTTCAATAACGCCGAGCGTGACGTGTGCATAGTTCGCGTACGTCTTCAGCCCGATCAGCTTTATAAGCTTCGGCTCATCGATGTGCCGCTCGAAGCCGCGCGGCCCGACGGACAGGCCGAACCTCGAGGCCCGCCTCTCATAGGGCTGCTCGACGGGCTTGTCCACGTAGAGAGCGCGCAGCGCTTTCTTCAGGGTTTCAACTCGCGCGATCTTCGTCTTGTACGGCGCCAGTTCGTTTTCAAGCGCACCGAGCTCGTCGATCTGAGCGAGAACCGGATCCCGGCTCGCGGAGGGTTTGGGCATGCACCGATATAGTCGGCAACTACGCGGCGCGAGCGCGCACGCGATCGCCGCGGCGCGGCCAGACGTCGAGGATCGAGCTCCGCAGATGGAAGAGCGCATTCGCTTTCAGCTGCACAACCCGCGAAATGTGAATCCCGAGCCGCTCGGAGATCTCCTTCAGCGTCAGGCCGCCCCAGAAATACAGAACGACGACGACTCGTTCCTTCTGAGGCAGGAGTTGCGCCTCGTATCGCAGGATGTCAGCGATCGCTGCGCGCTGGAGCTCGTAGTCCGGCGCATTCGCGTCGATATCGCGGATGCGCTGGATCGCCGCGCGGTGTGTGCCGTGCTTGTCGTCATCGAGGCTGCCGAGATCGATGCCATGGGTTTCCGCCTGCAGCTCGTGGAATTCCTCAAGCGACACGCCGAGCTCGCACGCGACATGCTCGCTCGACGGGGTCGCGAGGTTCTTGTGGCCTGCCTTCGATGTCGCCTCGTCGATCGCCTTGAGCTTTCGCCGGCGATGGCGCGAGGCCCAATCGCACTTACGCAGGTAATCGAGGATCGCGCCGCGGATCCGACCCTCCGCGTAAGTCTTCAGTTTGTGGCCGCGCGCGGGCTCGTAGCTGTCGACTGCGGCGATCAGTCCCATCGTCCCGACGGAGACGAGTTCGTTGAACTGGATCGGGACACCGCTCTTGGCGATGCGCGAGGCTATGAGTTCGACCTGTGCGAGGTGCTCGAGAATCAGCCTGTCGCGATCGGCGGAGTCCACACTTGGTAGTCGGCAAAAGCGCGCGGCCTGCGAATGAGGAGGGAATCGTGTCTCGCCTGGGTGCGGACGATGAACTCTTCAAGCTGCTGATTGAGGACGTTGTTGTACGCTCTCTGCGCCTGGCGGGCGATGTAAACGTTCGACTGCAGAACGCGGAGCGTTTCACGCGTGAGCCAGTCGCCAGGCATCAGCCGATTGCGCCCGAAGCCGGGTGGGATCGAGATCAGTTTGCGCGCGGGCTGCCAGATGAGCTGCTCGGGGTCGGCCGCCGCGGCGACGGCCGCGGCCCCGAGGAAGCGGAGGAACCCGCGGCGTTTCATAGCGTGACGTGGCGCGTCCGGGCCAGTTTTGAGACGGGCGTCGATCCAAGCAACTCGGCGCGATAGAGCGGCCTGAAATGCAGCGCAGAGGTCTCGACCTTCGTCACAACGAAGCGGCCTGGTTGTCCCCCGATCGTGATGACGTCGCCCACGCCAAAAAACGCGGAGTAGCACGTTATCGTCGGAGGCGTCTGCTTCTGCGGGATCGAGATCAGCTTGCCGCCGGCGCCGCGTCTCACGAGGACCTCGGCATAGTTGGTGAGCAGACTCCGTACCGGGTCGTAAACGCGAACCAGCCTCGCGCGCGGGACAAAGGAACGGACCTGCGGGGGCGGAAGGATGTAGCTGCCGTGAGCCCAGTAGGTGGATTGCAGCGGTCCGACCTTGAACTCGAGGCGCCCGGTGCCGAATCTCGCACGGATCGATCTCTCGAGGTCGGGGAACGGGTTCAGGTCAGCGATGCCGATCCACGTCGAGCCGACGGTTGTCCATTCCTCCTCCTCGCTCCGGAGCAGGGGAATGGCGAGCGCGGCGCCGGCAAGCGCGCCGAGGAACCCGCGCCGGTTCATTTTACGCTCCACCCCTCGCACTCATAAACGACCAGCATACTGCCCATCCGAGCAGTATCGTGATGACGTCGCCCACGCCAAAATCACCGCATCGCGGATGCGTGGGTGCATTCAGCGCGAAGCTCAGAAAGAGGACGGCAGCGACCAGCCTCACGCGGGCTCTCGCAGCAGGCGCCGAAGCCCGTCGACGGCTTCGCGGTGCAGTTGCCCGGCGCGCCGCGCACTGATCCCCATCTGGCGCCCCGCATCGCGAAGCGTCGGCTCGGCCGGCGAATAGTAAGCCGCCAGCAGGCGTCGCTGATCTTCGGGCAGGAGCGCGGCAGCATTGGCCAGCCGGCGCCGCGCACGGTTCGAATCGACGATCGCGACCGCGTCGGGAATATAACAATTTTGTGATAATTCCGGCGCCGCATCGAGCGACTGATGGTCCTCCTCGCGCCAGTTCTTACGCCGGACGCTCTCGAGGATCGCCCCGCGAACGACGGGCCGCGCATACGCGCTGAACGGCGCCCCGTTGTGCTCAGCCGGCCGGTAACGGGTCGCCGCGTGAGTGAGGGCGAGATTGCCAGTGGCGACGAGGTCGTCGAGCAAAAAACACGACGGCAGCCGGCGATGCACGCCCTCCGCGATCTGCCGGACGAGCAGAAGATGCCCCGCCACCAGATCATCACGCCGCGCTAAAACTCGCTCGCGATGGTCACCCGACTCGATCGATTGGATTGCAGTAAGAGGCTGCGCTGGCCTCCGAACGGCGTTACTGTCTGCCGTCCCGTTCATAGGTCATGTAACAAATCATACGTAGTTTTCCTGGGATTACAAGTGCGCGGCCGCCGGCGTTGAGGATGCTACACTTCCGGACGAGTGTCGCGCGTGAGTCGCGTCATGGGTCGAGCAGATGTCGAGCGTTCCTACCATCCAAACAACCTCCGAGTCCGAATGGCTCTCAAAGGCTGATGCAGCCGCGTTCCTGAACGTGTCGCCCCGCCAGATCGAGCGACGCGCCGCGCAGGGGTATGTCGAGACACGACGCCTGCCGCGACGCCCGACAGAGCGCAGCGAGCGCGTCGAGTATTCGCTCGCGGACCTGGCCGCGATCCGGGAGGGGCGGCCGAATCAGCACGGCATTCCGGAACCCGCCGGCGATAATGCGGCGGGCGATCCGCCGGAACCCGTGGCGAAATCCACCGCTTTAGCGCGGCGAGGCCTGGAGTTTGACTGGAAAGCGATCGAGGGATTGCTCGCGCCTCGGCCGCCGAAGCCCTGGCTGACGCTGGACGAGGCTGTGATGTTCTCTGGATTGCCGAAGGGGTGGTTGATGCGGGAGGCGAGGAAGGGAAGCCCGCTCGCGCTCAATGTCGGCAGCGCGAAGCGGGCCAGTTTTCGGTTCAGCAGGGAGCTCCTCAGCGGGCGCCTGACGTGACCGCGGCCGGCAGGGAATAAAACCGGCGGCCGTCGGGTTCCTTCGTGCTGGTCACGGTGAGGCCATACTTCTTAGTCAACGCGCCGCCCGCGCTCATCAGGGCGCGCGCCGTGTGCGGCTGCCAGCCCATCGCCGACATGATGTCTTCGAGCCTGGCGCCGCCCTGGCGTTGCAGCATGGCGATCACCTGGTCGAGCTTGCTGCCCTGACGCGGGCCGCCGTTCGCGCTAGCGGGCGCCGTGGCGGCCTTCTTCGCCCGGGTGGCCCTGGTCGTCGACGGCGCCTCGGCGAAGCCAGCGTCGGCCAGCGTCGCGGCGTCCTTGCGGCTGTAGCCGTTATCTTCGACCAGCGACTGGATCTGTTTGGCCCGCGCCCCCTTGGGCGTTTTCTTTCCGCGGGTGGCCGCATTGGCTGCCGGCTCCGCCGCGGGCGCCTCAGCGGGCGCCAGTGTTTGAATGGCGGCCCAGATACGGCTCACGCCCTTCGCGCGGTTCGTGAACTTGTTGACCGGTTTCACGCCCGGGATGCTGTTCCAGATCTCGATAAGCCGCGCGCCGGGCCAGGCGATCGCGAGCCGGGCGAGGAAAACCTGGCTCGTGAATACATCGATTCCTTCGGTTGCGGGGACGGCCGCGGGCGAGGCGTAGACCGTGATGTTGTTTTCGGCGTCGATCGTAAATGCTTTCATGGTGAGGCTCCTTTTTTCCCGCGGCTGATCAGGTCTGCCTCGGTGATCACATTCATCGCTCTTGTTCGGAACACAAGCAAGC